CTTCGCAAGGGGACGAATGACCAGAGCGTCATCACCAATTTCAACAACACATATTTTACCAAGAATGTTTCTTACAAGCTGGACAATACCTGGGTGACTGACACGGCAAACGGGACAGACACAAGGGGATTGCGGTTTGAGATAGAATTCCCGAACGGCTTATGCCACATTTCGGACAGCGGCAAAGTGGAAAACGCCACAGTGAACCTGGACATCGAATACCGGAAAGTTACCACGGATGCAAACGACAATGTTACCTATGGCGCATGGACTAACCTGTTTAAGGAACTGGCCAGCAACAGCTATGGAGTGACGCTGGCGAAGAATGTGGCTGCCGGTTCATATACCATGAAGATACAATGCCTGTGGGATGACGATGAGGACGGATACCGCAGCTGGTTTTATAACGTTAGGATTAGTATAGGTTCCTATTCCGGCACGATACGGAAAAAGGATATCGGTTCCAAGGTAGTGACCGTGGGGGCATTCCGTGTTGACACGGACAAATGGAGCGACAGCCTGGTCAGCAGCGTTAAGAACGGCAACGATAAGACAGCGACGCTGACCGTAAGCAACGGCAGCGGCAACGGTGTTATCACGGCTGCCCGGAATTCTGCCCTTCGGAAGCAGTTCACGGTCAACCATATCCCTGCCGGTGAATATGAGGTGCGTGTGAAGGTTTCCTACCGGCAGTATGCGGAAACCAGTACGCAGGCGTCTTCAACCTGCTACCTGACAGCCATCACTTCCATCATCTATGATGATTTTACCTATCCTTGCACTGCGCTTCTCGGAATCTCTGCCATCGCGACCGACCAGCTGAACGGGAGCCCGTCACTGTCATTCCTCAAGGAACGCACCTATGTGTATGTGTGGAACGGGAGCAGTTATGTCAAGAAACGGGCGGATAACCCGGCATGGGCCTCTTACGACCTGCTGCATCAGGCAAGGAGGCTGAAGAACATCAACACCGGGAATTGGGAATATGAGGTGAGGGGCGCTCCGGCAGACCGTATCCGCTATTCGGATTTTGCTGCCTGGGCGAACTGGTGCAACGAAAAGGATCTGACGGTCAATATTGAAATCAATACCAGCGGTGAGGTGCTGGAGGTCATCAACCAGAGAATAGCGCCGATAGGCCGTGGCATGGTGGTGCGGTTCGGGACACGCTACGGCTGCATCTATGACCATGTGCAGCAGCCGGTGCAGATGTTCAACATGGGCAACATCCTCGCCGGTTCTTTCAGTGAGGAGTTCCTGAAGGTGGCGGACCGGGCGAACTGCGTGGAGGTTACGTTCACTAATGCCGACGCCGATTACCAGAGGGATGTGCTGACTATCTACGGCAGCACATTTGACAGCGACGGGTATGCCAAGACTGCCCAGCTGACCATGGACGGCATAACAGACTACAAACAGGCATACCGGGAAGGCAAGTACCATCTAATGTGTAACCGATACCAGCTCCGGACGGTATCGTTCGAGGCCGGTATCGATGCCATCGCCTGTACGGTAGGGGACGTCATCCTTGTGTCGCACGATGTACCGAAGTGGGCAAACAGCGGACGCATCGAAAGCGTGGATGACCTGACCATGGTCCTGCCGGTTTATATCAGTGACACTACCAAAAGCTACCGCATCCAGTTTCGGACGGTAAAGGACAACCTGTACACGATTCCGTGCACCATCATCGAGACCAGTTCAAACGGCTGGACGACCATCGGCTTGGAATCGGACTTTTCGGAGAGCGACCCGCCCCAGGCAGGTGATGTGTTTGACTTGGCCATTGCCAACATTGGAAGCAAGCCTTTTGTGGTAAAATCGATTACCCGTGCGCAGGACTTCACGCGGAGGATCACCTGCATCGAGTATGCAGAGGCCCTGTTTGAGGAGAACTACGAGATACCGCCCATCCAGTATGCGACAAAGGCTGTGGGGAATGCGAAAAATGTTACTGGGCTGTCAGCAAAGCAGTTCCAGTACACCGATGAGAACCGTGTCCGGCACGGCATGATGAGCGTTTCCTGGAAACGCGCCAGCGGCGGAGGCAGGTACACGGTACTTATTTCTACGGACAAGAAAAAATGGACCAACGAGACGGAGACATCCAACACGTTTGCAGAATTCAATGTAAAGGCCAAGACGGATTACTATGTCAAAGTAGTCACGATTCTTGGGATATCCCAAAGCACGGGCGTTACCACGGGTCTCATCTCCTGCGGGCAGGACGTCCCTCCAAAGGCAGTGACGGGGTTGTCGTACAAGGTTGACCCGGCAGACCGTACCAAGGCGGAGGTGACCTGGAACGAGAATACGGACATCGACTTCCGCAATTACAAGGTTTCTGTTACCGGTGGCAAGACCTATACCACGGCGAGTAATATCATCACGATTGTGTCCAACACAGCGAATCCTACGGTGACGGTGTTTGCCGTTGACAATGCAGGCAACCTGTCAGCAGGGACAAGCTGCCAGATTCCCATCTATCCGTATCCGTCAAACGTGACAGGATTTGCGGTCACACAGCAGACCACGGACCGGAGCGTATTGGAATTCACCTGGGATGCCGTAACGGACAGTGACCTTTCCCAATATGAACTGCGGGCGGGGAACTCATGGGCGGCAGGTACACAGTTCGCAAGGACCAAGACCCGGAAGACCACCTATCAGGTGGCATCGAGCGGAACCTATAAGTTCTGGATTTCCGCCATCAATAATGCTGATGTCTATTCACAGACTCCGACAGGACTGACCAAGGTAGTGAACCTGGTGCCGGATGCCGTGACGGATCTGACGGTTACACAGAGCACCAAGGACCGAAGCAAGGCGGTCATCAAGTTCACCCGTTCCCCCGGCAACGATATCGACCACTATTCGATTCGATATGGCAATACCTGGGCGAACGGGACGGAGATAGTGGATATCAAGGATAACCGGTTTGAATGGCAGGTGCCGGCCTCCGGCACATACAATGTCATGGTCAAGGCTGTCACGGTGGCGGGGTTTGAATCCGCCGTAACCAACACGAGCATTACCATCACGATAGAACCGATGGACGTTACCAATTTCCGGGCGGCGCAAAGCACGGTGAACAAGACCACGGTGCTGCTGTCCTGGGATGCGGTGAACCAGACCGATGTCGCTTATTACATCATCAAGCAGGGCACAAGCTGGAACACTGCGAGTATGGTTGCCCCGCGCGTCAGCGGCACGACGTTTGAAGTGATGATTGAAGAGGAACATCAGTATTCGTGGATGATTAAGGCGGTGACGATTGCGGGCAACGAGTCACAGTACCCGGCGGAGGTGTCTGCCATCTTCGGCCTTGAGCCCACGCCCGTATCGGTCATCCAGCTGCGGCAGAACCCGAAGGATAGAAGCCAGCTGAACATTCAATGGAATGCTGTCCCGGATGGTGACCTTGTGGGTTACCAGGTGAAGGTAGGGGATAACTGGGACAGCGCCGAGGAGATCCCACTGACCAACGAACTGTATGCGACCTACACCCTGACAGAGACGGAGAGTGTCCATGTCATGATCCGGACGCTGAACAGTGCGGGATTCTATTCGGATGAGACGTCGGCCAGCCTGCGGTGTACGGTGGAACCCACGAACTGCACGAATTTTGTGGCGTACCAGGACGGCGAGATGGTTGAACTGTACTGGACCGTCAGCACTGACATCGATGTGACCGGGTACGAGATACGGGAAGGTTCCAGCTTTGATACCGGCGCCTTGGTGGCGACCGGGGTGACGAACAACTTCTTCACCGTCCCGGTGGATATTGAAAGGCTGTATCAGTACCATATCGTGGCCATCAACAAAGCCGGTTTCAAGAGTTCTGCGGCACGGACCTCGCGGGTCAACGTGGAGAACCTGCCGCCGAAGAACGTCATCCAGACCTTTGACGAACTTGCCAGGCAGAGCGGCACGCACAGCAACACGGAGTTCGGTGAATCCAGTATCAACTTCCAGACGGTGGGAGGCCGCTTCAGCGACTATACCACGACCAAGTTTGCCGACCTGGGTGGCTCACAGGTACTGAAACTGAAGCTGAATACCTCGACCGGGAAGTACCCGGCAAGCGGCACCTATACGTTGGCGAAGATCAATGTCGGAAGCATCATTACTGCGAAGATTTCCGTGTACTTTGTGTCTACCGTTATGTATGCGGGGGATGTGTCAGCGGTTCTTGAGTTCCGTACATCTCTTGACAACAGCATATGGATGGACTGGACGGAATTCAAACCGGTGCAGCGGCGTTTCCGGTACGTTCAGTTCCGGGTGAAACTGGCAACGAAAAATACCAATAAGACGCCGGAGGTCAACCACCTGCTCATCAGCATCGATGTGCCGGATACGGATATCGCCATCACCGCTTCGATAGCAGCGGCAGGCACTACCGTTCCATACGGGCATACGTTCTATGCCGTCCCGAATGTGACGGCCAATGCCATCGGAGAAACGGTTCACGCCAGAGTGATAAGCAGGACGAAGACCGAGTGCGTTATCAAGGTGTTCAACACGAGCAATACCGCCGTAGCGGGCACGGTAGACATAAAGATAAAAGGATATTAAGGGGCGTTTTATGGCGTCCCTTTTTTATTTGGAGGGATAACAATGGCATACGATTCCACATTTCCGGCAGATGACGAGTATTTGTCGGAGTTTCCTGCGAAACAGCGGGAACAGCTGCGTGCGGTCATCGAGGACCAGATTGTGAATGCCCTGAAGCTGTGCGGACTGTCGCCGGGAAATGCCAGTGGCAACATACCAAAATCCAATGGGACAAAGTGCGTGAATCTGAACGCAGACAAGCTGGACGGGCACGACTCCACATATTTTTCCATCGACGGGCATGTGCACGATGCCGTGACCACCAGCAGTAACGGGTTCATGAGTAATACGGACAAGACAAAGCTTGATGGAATCGCGACAGGGGCAGAGGTGAACCAGAACGCCTTTGCCAATGTCACGGTAGGAAGCACGACCATACAGGCAGATGCGAAACAGGATACGCTTACGTTTGCGGCAGGTAATGCGATTACGCTGACACCGGATGCGACGAATGATAAGGTTACCATCGCAGTGGCCGGGAGCACCTATATGCCGTTGTCAGGCGGCACATTCACCGGTGCGGTATCGACGGCATCCAACTTCACATTAAACGTGAGCGGGACGGCGAGTGCGCAGGGAACCGGCATCAATCTTCCGTTCCGGTACCAGTTAAAGGCAACGGATGCAGACGCAACGGTACATACGACGAACCCGTTTTTTGTGTTTCCTTCAAGTTCCACCACGAACAATGGGACCGGATTCGGCATCCAGAGCAGTGGTGCGGTTGTGATAGGCGCCGGTGAATCCCCGAAGAGCCTGGTGTCAGCAATTACCTTAAATGGCGATACGGAAAATCTGCACTTGACGGCAGACAGCACGGTCTACATTCATACAAACGCCGGAACGATTGCGAACCGTAAAAGTTTTGTTTTTACAACGGACGGCAAAATTCAGTTCCCCGACGGGAGCAAGATATGGATTGTCTGAGGTGACGGAACATGAGCAAATCATCACACACCCTGAAAGTCACAAAGGGAAGCACCACATACACCTGTGATTTGTATACGACCACGGCGGAAGCGAAAGTGTACAACTCTGCGTATCTGCCGGTGACCGTCGATGGAACGAATTTGTATGCAGCATTATATCCGACAACCTATTCCCAGGTGTTTTATGACGATTACGGGACCCCGGTTCATATAGAAAAAGGTGGAACGGAATATGTGCTGGCGACAAAATCCCTCATCCGTCTTGGCATTACTACTGTTTCCAACGAGACGATCACGGTCACGGCGGGCGGTGTGTCCTGGACGAGCGGCAACAAGTATTTTCCTTACGGTACTACCTGGACGGCAACGGTGGCAGGGGCTACTGGGTATAACGCCGGTTCGTTGACACCCGGCAGCAGCGGCACGCTGACTAATGCGAACGTGACAGTTACCGCAGGCGCAGCAAGCCTGAAGACCTACACGCTGAAACTGAATGCGACAACCCACCAGACCATCACGCTGAAATACAAGAACCGGAACGCTGCCAACACCGGCTTTGAAGCTGAGGTTACAAAGACATCCACATCTTCCGCGCAGTCCTTTACAGTCCGGCATGGGACCACATGGACGGCGACGATAGCCGGCGCGACGGGGTGGACGGCAGGTGCATTGTCGCCCGGGTCTTCCGGTACCGTGACAGCGGCTACAACGGTATCTGCGGGTTCTGCCACATACAAGACGTTTACGCTGAAACTGAATGCCACTTCCCATCAGACCATAACGCTGAAGTACAAAAACAAAAAGTCCGATGGTACGTTTGCTTCTGAAGTTACGAAGATTTCTACCTCTTCAGCACAGAGCTTTACTGTCGGATACGGCACGACCTGGACAGCAAGCCTGGCGGCTGCGGCGGGATATACAAAGGGAACCTTGTCAGGCTCCAGCGGAACGGTGACTGCGGCCACGACTGTCAGCGCAACGGCGGCTACAGCTATCACGCCGAAGATTACGTTCACATGGACGGCTGATGGGTGGACACCGACAGCGACCATTACATATACCAACACGTCCGGTTCTTCTGCAACAGCGACCAAGCCGACTTCCGTGACCATCAAGTACAATACAACAATAAAGATTACGGATACCAAGAACAGCTACAGATATTATTTGAAAATTACGCAGGGAAGTACATATAAAACAGCTATCCATAGTAAAGAGTCTTGGACTTCAGGCGCATTGACGGCCAATACCACGTTCAAGATTGTCGGGTATTACGATGAGTATGAAGGCTCAAGCGGTGAAGGTTCCGGAGGTGAAGGCGGTGGCGGTGAATAAACCTTGGACTGGGGAAACAGAATATCTGCACGGTTTGTCTGCGGTCTTTTTGTTGTTAGGCCCTGCCTGCAATATGACATGCCGGCATTGTTCCCAGACGCCTATAAAAAACACTTTCTGCCTGCAGCCGGATTTCGAACTGCCGGAGAAGGTGATAGTGTTCCTGAAGAAATGGCTGTCTGTGAAAAACGGCTTCTTCTCCCGGATATACTTCTGGGGCGGGGAGCCACTTTTATATTGGGAGACGATAAAGCGATACATATTGATGTTTGAGACCCGCGGTATATTTCCACGCCAATACCGGATTTTTTCCAATGGGCTGCTGCTTACAAAAGAGATTGCTGATTTTTGTAACAGGCATCGGGTGCTGTTTACGATGTCCTATGATGCACCAAATCCGCTGGCTGTGCGGAACGCAGTCCCATCACAACAAAACATCGATGCTTTGCTGGAATGCGAAAAGCGTTCCGTGAATTTTGTGTTCAACGCCCTGAACGATGATCCGGTCAGGGCGTTTTCCATGCTGGAGGAGATTTTTCCGGAGACCATCGTGGACATGGGGCTCATCAATGTGCTGTCCGATATTCCGAAGGATATCTACACCTTCTGGGAAGGACAAATAGAACAGGCGATTGATGCTTTGGCGGACGACGTCATCGCAGGAAACGACCCGTATGGGAACCGGTACAACTTTTTTGTGGAAAAGTTTGTCAGCGATGACCTGTTCAGGCGGGAACATTTTACAACATCCCCGTTCCCTCCCTGTGCTCCCGGAGCTATATCACTGTCGTTCAAGTTCGACGGGAATATCGTCCGGTGCCATAACGACAGCAGGGTCATTTCCTCTATTGATGATTCCTGCGAAGAAATGCTGGAGAAGCATAGGAGCGTGTGGAGCGAACTGATACCACGGAAATGCTTCAGCTGTCCTGTGGTATCCATCTGCAGGAACCGCTGCCCGATAGGGCTGTTCACGGAAGATGGGACGGAATATGCGCATTGCGAAGTTCTCCGGCGCATCTATGGCTCGGTTATGCGGAACCGAAAGAAACTGACGGAGTGTGAGATATCGGAATACAGAGATTTAAGGGCAGAAGCCCGGAAAGGAGAAGGATAGTATGGATAAGGAAATCGTCCACGCTGTGTTGGACAAGATGGGGGACATGCTAAACATCAAGGTGATTGCCGGGGCGGTGCTGGGGCTGGTGACGCACAAGTATTCCATCCTGATGATCGGGTTCGGGGTGCTGTTGTACCTGGACATCCTGACAAAATGGATAGCAATCAGCTACGCATACCTGGTCGAGCAGGGGAATGAGGCCCCTGCTTTTTTTGATGCCGTCAAAGGCATCAACAGCGCCCGGAAGGCACGGAAGATAAACAGCACGGAGATGCGCACACGCGGTGTCAGCAAGCTGTTCGTTTACTGTATCTGTTTCCTGATGGCTGCCATCTTTGATCTGATGAGCATGGCAGCCGGAGGTTCATCCCAGATCGTCCAGATTGTCTGCGGCTACCTTGCCATGAACGAGGCGCTGTCCATCATCGAGAACCTGGGCGATGCCGGGGTGAAGAGCATGGCCCGGTTATATGAGTTATTACAACGGAGGGGTAAATAATGATAAAAGGCATAGACGTATCGGAGAACAACGGCTGGATCGACTGGAAGGCCGTGAAGGAGAACGGGATAGAGTTCGCCATCATCCGCCTGGGTTACGGGCGTGGGCATCTGGATACCCTGTTCTACAAGAATGTCAATGAGGCGCTGGAGGCGGGACTGAAGATAGGTGTCTACTATTACAGCTATGCACTGAACAGGGTGGGTGCCTGGGAGGAGGCATCGTACATGATGCATATCCTGGAATCCTGCGGCCTGACACCGGGCAGG